TGATTTTAAGCATAATAAAAGCACCTACCTAAGTAAGTGCTATCTTTAGAACATGATTCTAAGTAATAATTTATATATTTTTTCATCAACTTCAACTAAAGATTTTTTACCATCTTTAAATTGCAATATAACATTGTAAGTCCCTTTATTTTTGGCTGATAATGCTCCAGCCAAAAGTCCAACCGGACCTAAAAGAGCACCTCCAACTAATCCTCTAGCTACGCCACTTGCGGCGCTTTTACTTGTTTCTTCTGTTATTACTTCATAAGCTTCTAAATTATCTCTGGTTATCTCTAAACTTTTAAAAAGTCCTATAGGTCCTAAAAGCAATTTATCACCTTTGAATCCACTTTTAATCAATAAAGCTTTACCTTTATAATCTCCCTCTAGAACAAAATTTTTTGCCATAATATCCCTCCTAACAAACATATTTTACAATATTTTTATTAGTAGGTAAATATTAAATTTATATAGTATTATCTACATATTTTTTGTACCATTGTTTATAACTGATATTAGCCGGAACATCATAGGTTTTATTAGTTTTTGGATCTCTTGCTTTCCTTGTTCCTTCATATTCTCCGTAATAAGGGACTGTTGTAGTTCTACAAAAATTATGAAATGGTGGCGCTGTACTTCCAGTTACATATTCATCTATTTTATATACTTTATTATCTTGCTCTCTGCATATATCAGATGTCTTATTATCAAGAGTTGCTAATATTTGATATTCTTCAACTCCATCTTCTTTATATGCTGCAAGTGTTCCTTGTTCTATTATAAAAGAACTTTCTGTATGAAGTAGTCTATATGCTTCATGCTTCTTAACTTTAAATAGTTTAGCAAAATCAGATGATAATGTTTTAGGGTTTTTTCCTTGTACTAACATAGTAGTTATATTTTCTTTTAACTTACTTATCATATGCTCTTTCTGTTTCCAAATCCTATCTGAATAGTTGGCTCCATTAAAAGGATATTCTATAAGAGTTTCTACATCTCTTATATTCAAAATAGAAAATTCAGTGTGGAATCCATTAAAAACGTCTATATTATACAATGTGTTATAATAAGAATTTTTATAAACCTCTTTTAATTTCTCTATTCCACCTTCTTTATAATCAACTTCATATAAAGCATTAATCACAGCTTCTATTTGTTTTTGCAAGGCTTCATATCTTGTAATTCTAGCTTTCAATGATATATTAATAACTTCTTTATCTTTTATACCGACAGTTTTATAAACTTTATTTATAAAATATTTAAGACTTTTTATCTCTTCTTGTGAAATAAGTTTTTTAGCTTCTAAATAATTAATTTTATTATTTTCAGAATATCTAACATAAAAGTCATTAATTATCATCTCAATTTCTCTTTTGGCCTGATTAAAAGACTTCTCTAACTCTTTATAAAAATATATTACATCTTTTTCTCCGTATTCATAATTTGAAGATTGCCTTTTCTTCCAATATTCACTACTCTTCATTTATACCACCACCAAACATATCATCTCCTGGTGTTTCATTATTTAAATACATCTCATCTTGTTCCTGTTTAACTTTTTCAGCTTCAACAACTTTATTATTTACAAAGCTAAATCTACCTCTAGCAGTATCTTTGGATATAAGTCCTTCTGGAATTTGTGCTAACATTTGAGCTGTTGCTAAATCATCAGTAGGAATATTAGGCGTATAAAGAGCTTCCACATCTTTATAGTCATAACTTAGATTTTTCTTTAAGTCTAAATATTTAAATAAAAACCTTAGTCTATTTTTGACTATATTTTTATGTGCCTTAATCTGTAAACTACATTTATTTTCTAAAACTATCAGTCTTGATCTTAATGTAATTCCAGATAAATTTGACTGTAATTTTTCATTATGATTAATATGGCAAGCTAACTGATACATTGTATCCTCATATCTATCTAATGTATTTTGAATAAATGTATCGTTAATATTTTTAATAAGCCAATTTGCATCAGTTTTTTCACCTGGCAATTGAAGTACACCTAATTTTTTCATATCATCTACTTCATTTTTATCTATTTGACAATTTTTAAATAATAAATATGCATTCCTAAAATCACTTATTTCATTTCCTATGTCAGATAAATTAGTTTCAAAAGCATCTTGAAGACCTTTCAAATCCTTATATAAACTATCATCATATCCTTCTTCAGATAAATCACCTATAGAAACTGGTACTTCTCCAAAAATATTATCAGTTGGAGTTGCTATTTCATTAAATTTACCATCAAAATGATATATTTTATCAGCAGTATAAACATCTATATAAGAAATTGTTGCGTCAAAATCATTTTTGAAAGAATGAATAAAAAAAAGAACCTTTCTTGAAGATTCATCATAGTAAGCATATCCTTCCGTAGGTTTTATAATTTTACTACAAAAATCAGCATTATCATCAATATAATAAAGCTCATAAACTTTTGTAAATATTATAAGATACTTCATTAAATCAGTATCATGTAACTCATTCCAATGAGCGGTATAATATTCTATATCCTTAACTACATTTTCATTATCAGTCCTGGATCCATAAGTTATGTCATTTCCTAATGTATAAGCAACTTCTTCCTTTATGAATTTTTTTATATAATTAAGACTTATCTTAAGATTAGATCTTTCGGTTACGAATAAATATTTTCTTATTGCATCTGTATCCCCTTTGTAATACCTGTACATTTTTTCATATATATTCTTAAAAACATGATATGATCCATAAGCTTTTTTTACTAATTTTAAATGTTCAGGATTATTAAGGTCTAACCCTATTTCTTTTTTAAATAGTTTTTTAATGATTTCATTTATTTTCAATCTCACACCTCCTATAATCCAAATAACCTTCTGTCTAGTAATTGTACTCTTCTAACAACTTTGATTTCATCAATTTTCAACCAAAATTCAGCAGATACGTCAGCAGCATCATCATGTACAGTAAATTTTTGTCCTGCAAATTCCATAAGTTGCTCGATAAACTCTTTATCTTCTTCAGGAAAAATAAAAGCACCATTATTCACATATGGCACTATAGTTGAAATTTTATCATCCTTATTTCTTCTTTGCATTTCATTTATTATAGTTATATTTCTATACTTTAAAATAGGATGTTCATTTATAGCTTTTTCAAGTTGGTTTGCATCTGCACCATTGAATGTATTTTTTTCTATATTAATATGAGTAATATCTTCGTATTCAAGCAAGTAATCAATCATTTTTTGAATATATTTATCAAATTCTTTTCTAGCGTTTATTTTCTCCAATTTTGCTTTTCTAGCATACTTATTAGTATTACTTCCTTCAGAACCAACTAAGAAAGCACAATAGTCATTATTAGCTCCACCACTTGCAGCAGGATCTACACAGAGCATAGTTTTAATAAATTCATGAGTTTCTATAATTTTTCTAGGCTCAGTATTAACTCTTTTAAAATACTTTTCCCCTATAGAATCTACATCCCCCTGAACCTCCTGCTTAAATGAATTAGGATTTTCAAAATAATCTAATGCTAATTCTAAGCAATCCCAAAATTCACTCCATAAAGTAGGAAATTGCATATCTTTTTCATTTTTATAATAGAATTCTTTAGCATCTTCCAATCTATTTTCATTTTTAAAATCATGCAATATATTACTAAACTCTTTCCATTGTCCATGAGAAAAATAATAATCTAATCCATTAACTTTTTCACCTTTTTCATTTATAAAATCATCAATGAGAACACCTTTATATTTTTTAAATTTCCATGTAGCTGATTTTAATAATCTAGAATAGAAACATTCTTTATGTTGCTGAGTTCCCCACGCTAAAAGAACTGTACCTTTTTTTATAACTTTACCATCTCTTTTAACCGGTCTTTGTTTAGCAAATTTAACATCATCAGAATACTTTTTCCACTTCTTAGTTCTAGCTTCTTCAGTTCTAACATCATCCTCTGATTGGTAATCATCCAGAATAATTAAATCTGGTCTAGTATTTCTATATTTTCTACCTCTCATAGGAGAACTTGAAGATATAGCTTCTATAAAAGTTCTATTTGTAAATTCTAACTGAGTAGAATTACAAATAAAATCTCTATTTTTATCATCAAGCATTTTGCCAAAAGCGCTTTCAATATATTCATTATCAATCATATTGTCTTTAATATCTTTTATAAATTTTTCAGCTGTAGATCCTATATCTGAGCATATTAACACATATGTTTTATGCTTATATGCTGCAACCCAACATGAAGGTCCTAAAGTTCCAAATGCGGATTTACCAGTTCCTCTTGAAACTACTCTCCCTAACTGCTCTGGTCCAGTACCAATTACAGATTCTTGTATATCTCTCCACATTTCATGATGAACTTCAGCCATAGGAGCTGCTGCATTATCCTCTTTAGGTAGATATATATCTTGTAAAAAATACAAACAAAAAAACTCTAAATTTTCACTTCCCAATTGCCACGCTAATCCATGGTATCCGAATAAATTTTTAGAGTTCTTTAAGATAATTTCATCAGTTTTAATTTCTGCTTCTTCATCAGATAAACCAATATCTAAAAATGTTTTTTTTAAGTAGTGATAAAGCAGCCATTTATTACGAGCTTCATCACTAGGAAATTCAAATGGTATATTCATGCTTTATCACCCCTTTTTAATCATTCATAAAATATTTATTACCTAAATTAACATTCTCATTAGTACAATACGGAATAAAAACTTTTTTACTTGATGTAAATTCTTTTCCATAGATATTTTTATACTTTATAATTAATAAATCTGAAATAGTTTCATTAATTCCATTAAGATTAATTTCTATTATAAATTCACAATTATCATTTGAACCTGGATCTTTTATCGAAATATTTATTTTGTCATGTTCTTTAAATTTAGCAATTATATCATATGCTGGTGATGGATTCTTATTATCAATTCTTAAAGTTAATATATTTCCTCCTCTAGACCATCCAACTTGATAAAATCTAGCCTTTGATAGTTCTTCTTTTTCTTTATCCATATTTTTCTGACTTTTATTTTGATATATAAAAGCCAGCCCTGCCATTGCAGCAGAAAACATACCACCTACTGCTGAAACAACTGCCGAAACATCTTGTGCACTCCAACCCATATTATCACCTCCCTCTATAGAAACTTCTATAAAAGTTGATGACTTCCTTCTATAAAGGCTCGGTTTTTTAAAAATATTGTAGAAAATATGTAACTGGTCAGCGGGGCTCTCAAGGATTCCATTTTTAGAAGGTACCCATACCTCTATTCCAAGAGCATATAATTTCATCAAATCATTGTTTACATATAGTAAACTTTCACTATAAAAACATCAATTTTCACTATTAATTTCGCTTAAATAGATATATTCACACTACGTTTCCATGAATCACGAAGTCATTAAACCTAGTAATATCAACACTTTACCCTTATTTTCGTGTCCACTAATTATAATTTCGCTAAATAATAATTACACGAAATTATAGTATGCGAAATTCTATTTAACTACAGTAAGCTTTTTTATCTCTTCCAAGTCTTTCTTAAGAGCATTAGCGTCTTTATTTTCTTTATCACCTTGGATATTGTCGCCCTGTTTAGCCACTGTAGGAACCCCTAGAGATCTATCAAGAAGGTATTTAATAGCGTTGTATCTAACCCTTAAATCAGTGGCTTTATATGCTAAATCTAGCATTTGAGCAACTAAATTAGTAGTTTCATTAACTATTTTATCTTCCCCACATTTTTTCAACTGCTCCCTGCGCCTGTCTAACTCAGCCTTGAACTCTATATCATTTTCCCATCTATTTAAAGTTCTAGTACTAATACCAACTCTATTGGCAATCTCTTGTTTTAACATAGTTCCAGACAATATATAATCAATTGCAGCTATATGTTTTTCATCTAACACTAATAAATCACCTCCTTGTCTAAATGTCTTATATACAAAAAAAGAAAAGACATACTAAATGCCTTTCATACAATCTTCTATGATACTATTTTATTACTTTAAATCATTATAAAAATAAGTATTTAGTAAATTGTAAGTAAAAAGTTGATTAAATGTAAGTAAATAGTAAGTATATAATTATAATTTGACTACTAAATTACATATTACAACTTTTATTACATATTCATTACAACTTTATATATTGTCTAAAGCTAGTATTTTCAATGCTTTTAAAGAAATATTACAACATTACATCTTTTTAAAATCTATGTGCGTATCTTTTATATTTATATACATATATACTCTTATATATAATATATAATTTTTATAATTATGTAATAATGTAATATATATATAAAGAATGGCTTAATAGAGCCATTTAACCACATTACAAAAACATTACATTTCCGATTTCAAGATGTAATGTTGTAATATATTTTTGTAATAATAAAGACCAAGTATTAAAACTTGGCCTTTTTGTCAATTAAATATATAATTACTTAATTTATTTATTATTTTATTTCTATTACCACAACAAGTTACTCTATCCATTCCAAGATCTAAAGCTATCTTTACCCAGCTACATTTAGGTTTTGAAAAATATCTCATTTTAACTAATTTTAATTCTTCTTCACTTAAACAGTTTAATGCATTCTCAATTTTGTTTTTTCTTGATACATAAAGCAACTTGTCCCTTTGAAGCTTCTGGATCTGTTCCTTTACTACTTCATCTCTTCTTATAACTTCATTTTCTACTGAGCTACTAAATGCATTAGTTGGCCCTGATTTTTCATAATAATTGATTGCCTTTAATGTTATATCATTTTCCAGCATTTCAATATCTATATTTATACTTTTAATCTTTATATCTAAATCTTTATAATTATATAAAGCGTATTCTGTTTTTTTGAATAAATTTTCTTGGTCCAAATTATCACTCCACTCTTTAAAGGCTTTTTCTAATGCTTATATCTTTTTAAATATTCTCTTGGTATAAATTCAATAGATTTTTCTGTATAATGTATTATTGAATTTTTATTTAAAATATAACAATTATCAATAATGTTATATTTTCTATAACTTTTGTTCATGGTATAGCTATTACTAGGACAATTTTTAATAAATTGAAATTTCACATTACTTTCTCCTGAACTTGAATTGTTAACTACCTTAGTAATTCTGTATCATATATTGTATAGT